TATTGAAATTTACGAGTGCCATTTTATCCCCCTAACATTCCGCCGATAGACGAGCCTAATTTTGCCCCTGCTGGCCCGCCAGCAATGCCGCCACCCACCGCACCAGCCAAGCCAAACAGACCGCCCATCGCCGCATTATTAGCGCCGACTTGCTGATTGTAATTTCCAAGAGCGCCTTGGTAGTTAGCGTTGACCTGGGCTTGATAATTAGCCGGGGCAATCGTTCCCTGTGGGGCTGCGCTGAACTGAGGATTACTGATCCCCGGCCCGGTGCCCATGAGCGCCGTCGTTTCGTTCAGCGGCACGTTGCGGAGGTAAGCTGCCTCTTGAATGGCACGCTCGCGCTCGTTGCCCTGTAGGCCGTACAAGCCGGACTGCAAGTTGAAGACTTGCTGCGCGTCGGTAAGGCCCGCCTGACGTTGTTGCGAACGCTCTGCTGCCGCACGGTCCCTTTCAGACGCTTGCGTTGAAAACGCCGTCTGCTGTAGCCCTTGAACGGCTGCCTGCTCACTCATCGGCATACCGCGAAGCGTTAGCGCCTCGGCTGTAGCACGTTGCCGTGCCGTATCGCCAAGGCCGAACAACCGAGACTGTTCAGCACCGCCAGCGGTAACAGCCGCATTAAGAGCTTGCTGGTACGCATCGTTGCGAGTTCTGCCTGCGGACTCGAAGGCGCTGTTGTAGGCTTTATCTCCGACAGTGAAACCCTGATTGGCAAGGCTGGTCTGTAAGTCGGTGTTCGCCTTAGTGAACCGGGGATCAAGGCGTGAGGTGTATTGGTTGTATACCGAGTCGATAGTTTGTTGACGCGCCGCCGCATCTCCGGTTGGCGCAGCGGGCAATCCACTGAACGAAAACGGCTGTGCTACTGACGCCGCACCTGTGTTAGCCGCTGCTGCAATGCCCGACGATGTTGGCGCAGACGGCAAGCCTTCATAGTTGAACGGCTGCGATAAAGCCTGACCGGCGGCGTTAACCGACGATTGAAGCCCAGACGTAGTTGGCGCTGAAGCCAATCCTGCATAAGAGAACGGCTGTTGAACCGCTTGAGAAACTCGGCTTGTTTGATCTGCCGCGAGAGTGTTAAGCGCACCCGTCGCCCGCGTCTGCTGGTCAAAGATGTTCTGCTGACCAGGGTCAAGGGTTGTTGTCCGCCGATATGGCGTGATCCCTGTGTCAGGGTTCTCCACCCCATCTGGCGAATATACGCTTGAACCGTAGGGCGTGTATTCGTTGATGCGGTTAAGTTCCGCCTGAGCAATTGCGGCTTCGCGGTTAATCGCACCTTGAGCAACAGCCGTCTTCATTGGATCAGGAGCAGCCGGGGGGCTTGGCGTTTTCTTACCCATTTCTAAGCCATCTCTCTTTTGCGGTTTTCTCGTATAGGCCGTATGTGCAGGCTGTGCTTCCGCCTGCTGCGAACGGGTGGACGCCCTCAAGAACAAATCCAAGTTTGCTCATCAAGGTGCGAGCCTTCTTGTTTGATTTCTTGGTAATTCCAGTCATCCGTTTCACACCTAATTGGATAAACGGGTATCGCAAAAGCGCCCGAACAGTTCCCGGCGTGGCCCACTTTTGGGTCGCGGTGACAAAAGTTATTTCAATGTCATATTGCCTGTAGTTGTGATAGACGGCAACCCCGCAGATATCCGTGCCTTCTGCGATCCCTATGGCCGTCAAGGGCCTGCAAAGTGGCGCACACTCTGGGTATGCCGCTTCTGCCCATGCAGCCATTTCTTCGTCATGCCCAAATACAAGGTGCTTCAAAGGGCATTTCCGGCTTGCCAGATCATGTCATAAGCCGAAAAAGAAATGGACAAGGATTTGTCAGCCCCTCGAATTGTCGGAGAGGCGCACTCCCCCAGGCCGTAGACAGTTGCCCACGCGGACACTTGAGTGTTGTCGGGGGACCAATCCGCTTCGTCCCATTTCGACGTATCCCAAACGCCGCCGTTGATAACAGGCGGGGTCGGAACGCTTGTCGGATTGATGTCAGAGAAATTCACGTTCAGGTCGATGGCGATAGACGGCGATCCGTTGCTGCCGAAATGAGGACGGCACATCGTGAACAGTTTCTGTCGGCCCTTTGTTCCGAAATATGAAAATGCCGGTTGGATCGTCCACTCTATGTTCGCGTCGTTGTCACTAGTTCCGGTGTCAGCCTTAAAAATAACGCCGCCGGTTGTTGCTCCGAAATACAGGTCGCCGTTGTACAGCGCCCAGCAGGCCGCGTTTTGGTTGACAAATTTTCCCCATGCACCCGTCTGCGTGTTGACGACGTACTGATGCGAAACGCTTATGCTAATTGGAATGTTGAACAAGGCGTAACTGCCCTGCGGGTAGTGGATCGATTGCCATCCAAAGATGTTTCCATAACTTCGCGCAGACGAAAGAAACTGGTTGCGAATGTTATCAGACAGCGACTTGCTAGAACTTGCTACTTGGTCAATCGGCAGAAACACGGAAAGCGGAACCGCTCCGTCTTGAGTGATGACGATTAGTTCTGCGCCGACCTTTTCAATGCACCTTCGCCCGATTGGCTTGCCAATCGAAAACACACCAACAAGGCTCCACTTCGAAGCGTCCGAAGGGTCGTCACCGTTGTATAGGATGCACTCGCCTTCGCTGGTGATAATGACAAAAATGTCGTCAGGCCCACTACCGCCGTCTCGCGTCCAACTTCCGCAAGCCTGAATCTTGCCGCCCTTCTTGCACAACCCGCCAACGTCAAAGGTTGCTACCGTCCCAGCAACTGACACGATTGGGAGATATCCAAAAGTAAGGCTGTCGTTGAATGTGAAGAACAGGCGGCGCTGGTGCGCTGTAACGTGAACGATGTCAGCGGCTGTGACGCTTCCTAATGTTGGCGTCGTAAACGCGGAGCCGTTGTAGTAGATGGGAGCGTCTTCGCCATTGACCATGAAGAGGAAACTTCCGCCAGAAGTTCCGAACATTGTCGTCTGCCAGCGAGCGTTGGTTTTTCCCGTTGCTATAGATGTTGATGCGCCAACTGCGGAGGCGTCATAGATCACAGAGCCAGCCGCAGCGATGAGTTTGTGGGTCGCCGGTCCTGCGTACTCAATAAGCGTCTCGACAGCGGCAGAGCCGTTCCCTGTGGAGTGAGAGGCATATCCACCTCTAACCTCTACGTCGGTCATGTTGGGGAATACGTTTTCCAACTCAATGGCGAACTCTTCGTCCATGTCAGCCAAGGCATCCTTGGCGTTCCAGCCTTTGACTGGCGCGGGGATGGTGCCGCTTCGAGATGTCGGCGACTTGGCGGAATTGACTTGTAGCGGTTGCAAAAGCATCACATGCCCCTTAACGCGGAAACCATATCAGAGTCATCTTGCGGCAGCGCGGCTGCCCCTGCGCCCAGAACGCCCAGTCCTGCAAGCCCCGCAAGAATGTCGGCGCTCCCCGCCTTGGCGGGGTCGAACTGGGCGAAGCGAGAGCGGACATTGCTGGGGTCAAAGACAATGTAGTGCTGCGACGTTTCCCCGGTATCAATTATTGACTTTGAAGTCTCATCCCACTGACGCACCGGGCGCTCTATGATAACCCCGTCGTGTCCTGCTTTTTTGGCAGCAGCAACAGCGCCAGCATCGTCGGTCCCTGCGCCAAACTTCTGCCAAAACTCATCAGGGCTACCAACTTTCATCGGATTTTTGAGTCGCGCCATAACGGGCATAACATTTTGACCGCCCCGGTGGGTTCCCGCGTACCCAGCCGCCTCGCCGGGGCTGGTTGTAAGGTAGACGGCTGGCCCGAACTCTCCTGTGGAATTTTTCTTGACCACAAACTCAGTTATGTCATTGCTGGTTCCGTGGAATAGCGGAGTTTCATCAAACCCCATCTCCTGCGCCCGTGCCATGCGGGAGGCTTCGTCGGTGGGGAGGGCCTTCGGCGAAAATCCAAATTCATGGATTGAATCTCCGTTATTCGCTAATTCTCCTGCTTTTACTTTCTTGGAAATAACGGTGTACCCGTCATCGGTGCCAATGTGGTCTACAGCATATTCCTTAGTAGTTGTCACCCAATCTCCGGGGTTTATCTCCTTAACATCTTGAGGCACTGCCCTGTAAATCGTAATTTCAGAGTCTGGGTTTCCTCGCATGGTTTGTATTTTTGATATTGCTTCATCATCGTAAGGAGACGAAGTGCCGTAATATCTTTTTCCCATTGGGCCATAAATGTCTGGGAACACATCGCTTAAATCTTCCCCTGTTGGTGACGATCCAGCATCGGGAGCCGTGTGCTGCATTTTATAACTGTCACCAAATCTTAGCGCGTTAGCCTCGGCACGAAGATCGTCAGTTCGTTTTCTGCGTGCCATGCGGGCGGCTTCGTCGGCGGGCAGAGCGCCACGACGCATGCTCGCCAGGACTTCGATGGCGGCTTCAGCAATTGCAGTCCACTTGCCCATCAGTCACCTTCTTCTGCGACGTTGCCCAAGGCACCGTAACCGAAGCCGTCTTGCTGTGACAACGACGCCCCGGCCACGCCAACTGCGGGAAGTGCGAGCAATCCCTTGTCGCGGATAAAACGACGCAGCACTTCTTCTCGGGTCATGTCTTCAATGCCCGCGCGTTTGTCCGAGACGCTTCGCATTGCTTCCATAAATGTCTTTTGCGACGACACGTCAACGCCCGTGCTATCTGCCGCGCCCATCCACAAGGACGCTTGAACTTGAGGGCCCGTCAGTCCTCGCTGTTGCCCGATGTCGTACATTAACTTTTCGAGCGCCCGGTATTCGCTGGTGTTTGGCTTTTCAGACCACATGGCAGGAAGGCCAAGATCGGCTATCTCGTCGACGCTAACTGCGCCCTCCTTTG